TATCATCATAAAATCTTGGTAATAATTCATTGCCTCCATCAAATCTTCCTGCCCACCACTCTGCTACTCTGTTCCACTCTGTGTTTGTAAGGTTCTTAGTAGTCAATCTGCCCACAGGTACTCTTGCACCTAGTGAACACATTCTTTGTAGTATCGAACGACTGTCCATTTCTATTGTAAAATAGATAGCACTTCTTCCTTGATTGTAAACATTTGTTGCAATATTTACACAAGTAAGAGTTTTACCAGCACCTCTACGTCCACCAATTAGAACTAAGTCTCTTGGTGAAAATTTCATACTTTGGTCATACTCATCATTGAGTCCTAGAGGTAAATACTTTTTAAGTTGATCTTCAGAATCAAACAGACTAATTGTTTTCATGTCTTCTTCTGGAGTTTTTAAGTCTACTCTTTCTCCTATGTCTAAAACTATTTGTTGTAGAGACTCCACATTATCTTCAGCAGCTGATATAGCTACTGTCTTTTCGATAAACTTGTCTAATTCATCTAGGATTTCTACTTGTGTATATTCATTTTTTAGATACTCAAGCAAAACCCAGGCGTCGACATCTACTTCAACAGCCTCTACAGCAAATATTTTTTCTTGTAGTTTTCTATCACGAACGGATAGTTTGAGGTCTTCGAAAGTCGGAAGACTTCCAAAGTTTTTTAAGTGAGTGGATATAACTTTATGAACAGATTGATATTCGCCAGGTAAATAATTCTCCCTTAGGTTGCCCCAAGTATCAAAATCTTCTTGCGTAATAATTTGCTTCAGTAAAGCTGAAGTTAAGTTCAATATTATATCCTCCCAGATAAAGAAAGATAAGGGAGACTAAATCTCCCCTATCTTATGAAAATTAAAAAGAATTAGCTAGAAGCTTTTTCTTTTCTTGCAGCACCGTCGTAATCAGCACAAGTTAGACCTCTTCTGGTCAACATTGTTTTAACGCCTCTTACAGTTTTGCCAATTTCGTCAGCTATAGCTTCGACAGTCATGTCGCCTAAGTCACTGACTTCCGCTAAAGGATCAGCTTTGCTAGAACCTTTAGTTTCTTTTTGCTTAGGTATAGCGCCTATGTCGCCACTTCTAAGTAAGCTAAGAGCCTTTCCTCTGATAGAGTTAACAGTTTTGCCAAGTGCGTCTGCGATTTCTTCAACAAATGCACCATCGTTTACCATGCTAGTAAAGGTTGCTTCTTCTTCGGGAGAGTAAGTTCTAACTGATTCAGGTTTCTCAGCTGGTTTTACATGAGAAGTTAATTCCATTGAGAGGATCTTCCCTTGTATTGATTTAGCAGAAAATGCTCCGCTCTCGAAAGAGTTAGCAATATCTGCATATGTGTATGCACCAGAGTTATCTGTTACAAATGCTTGTAGTGTAGCTTCTTGTTCTTCAGAAAAAGTTCTGTTTGATACTGAAGAAGCGAGTTCTACGTCGTGTCCCATTTTTCTTAATTTGCTAGAAACTGATCTTGTTGAAGTTTCTAACTCATCAGCAGCGTTAGCTACTGTGGCTTGTGAGATAGGTGACTCACTGCCTACGAAGTCAACTAATTGTTGAGTTCTTTCATCTGTCCATTTTGGTAATGCCATGATTATTTTCCTATTATTATTTCTTCTAAGTTTGTTATTATTTTAACACCCCTACCTCGGGCTGTCTGTGTTTTGGCGGATTCGATCCCGCTTTCGTTTACTAAAATTGTTACATCTTTGGTTAAACTGCTTTTCACAAGATAGCCCATTTGTTGTAATACTTCTGTAGCGGCTGCTTTAGTTTTATAGCTAGTTAGTTTTCCTGATATGCATACGACTCCCATGTCTTTAGCACTATTTTCTGTAGTGATTTTTGCTAGTTGTTGCCATCTAAATGGTAGTCGGTCATACCCACCAGTGAATTCTTCAATTATCCAATCTAGTAAGTTATTTGTAGCAGCTGGTCCTAAGCCTGCTTTCTCACAATTTTCTTCTGTTATCTCTGTAATACTTTGTACTACTGAACAAATCTTTTGAGAAGCGGTTTTACCAATCAACTTTATAGAAAATGCAGGTAGTAAATCGACTAAGTCGGTAAGTTTACTATTCTCAATTTCTCTATGGAGTTTTACTGCTAATTTCTCGGAGCCAAGTGCGTCTATCATCATATCTAATGGTAGCTCATATAAATCAAAAAAGTTTACTATTTTTAATTTTTCTATAGTGGCTGGGCCGAGTCCCTTAATTTTAAGAGTCTTTGCAAAGTGTTCCAGTTTTCTACTTGTTTTACCAGAGCAATCTGGATTATAACAAAATAACTGATCTTTCTCCCACACAAGTTCTGTACTACAAGTAGGGCAGGTTGTTGGTGGTGTTATCGTTTGCAATGTTTGTCTCTCAATTTCTATTTATATATTATAACAAAAATGAGTTGCCATGTCAAGATTTATTTTTCGGAAAGTCCTGAAGAATAAGCGAATCAATTTTGAAACACTCAGTATGACCTCCAAACTTGACTTTTGGTTCATATTTGTCATGTTGGTAAATTTCATGTAGGTATTGTTCTTGAATCCAGACATGATAAAGAGTATCTGACCAAGTTTTTTGAATACGAATATCGTATCCTTTAAAACCGCCACTACGCTTAATTACATGCCTCCAATCCTTTCCCGAAGCGATCCCTACCTTTATACATTCTCTTTCAAATGTCTTTTTATTTACTAGAACAATGCCATACAAGACTCCGTCTTTCTCAGCTTCTTCGGGGTGATTACGAAAATATGTTTCGTTATATTTGCCTATACTTGGCACTACTGCTCGCTAAACCAGTCATCTACAGCGTTATCCAGCCACTCCTGTGGAACAATACCGCTATCTCCGTATTCGTCCCACCATTCAAAATCGTCTGGCAGTTCTTCTATACCTAATTCTTTGCATAGTTGCTCTACAAAGTCGTCACCATCTGTTTCTTCATAAGAAGTATGACCATCTTTCTCTGCCCAAGCAACTCCTATAAAGTTTCTAAACTCATCTTCATAATTCATTCGTAAATTTGCTTTCATACGTCCAGCTAAGTGCCCTAGCATTTCTGTTGGGGGTGACCAAGCTGAATACCCATAGACCATATCCTCTTCTACTTCTTCAATATTGCACCACTTTGCTCCAACATTCTCACAATACCAATCATAGCTATTTTCAAGCCAACTATCGCCATCTTCTAATGACCACTTTTGACCAAGATTTTCCATAAAGGGCTGTTTTTCTAGTTCTATTGCTTCTGTGACCTCCCAAGAATTATCTTCCCAAGTGCGAGTATAAGTCTGCATCTTAAATTCTTTAGTAAAATCTACATCTTCGGTTGCTGTTATATAAAATGATACGTGATTTGCCATTATATTCTCCTTACTATACGAGGAATGATTTCTCCACTTCTTATAACTTCTACTTTACAGCCTATCTCTAAGTTTAAAGCTTCTATATGTGCCATATTATGTAAAGTTGCTCTACTAACAACAGCCCCATCTATTTCGATAGGTTTTAATACTGCTACAGGGGCAACAACACCTGACTTTCCAACGTTCCATAGAACATCTACTAGCTCAGTTTCAACTCCTTGTTGTATTGTTTTAAAGGCATATGCGCCTCTAGGGTGGTGTGAAGTATATCCTCGTTTTTCAAACTCTTCATTATTATTTATTCTGAATACTAATCCGTCGTCAGGATACTCATTCCAATTACTATCTAATACTGTGCAGAAACCAAAAGCTTTTGCCTGTTTTAAGTCAGCTTCCCAGCCCTCATGAATATGGGGTTGGACACCGTAGGCTATAAACTTCAGTTCTCTACTCTTAAATTCGTCAATATCTTTTAGATTTAAGGCACCAGCAGCATAGTTTCTAGCATTTTTTATTTCCTTTCGTGCTACAACTTCTCCTGTTATTTGATTTATATAAGCGGAACCATGAAACATTTCAGGAACTAATGTTCTTAAATGCTCTGTAATGTCCAAGCCTTTTATACCATCACCTCTAGTCAATCCTTGTACAAACTTTCCATCAATATAAAGTAAAGAAACAGCTGCTCCATCCAATTTAGGAGTAACTAATACTGTTCCTTTATATTTATTAAAGGGATCTTTGTTTGTTTCGTTGTCAAATACTTTCTGTAAAGAAAACATTTGAAAGTGGTGGGCAATTCTATTGTCTTGTTTACTACCAACTTCTTGGTAATTAATAGAACTTGCAAGACTATCAAACTCACTATCACTAATGATAGGTGAGCCTTTGTAATAGGCATCGCTGGCTTTGTTTAAGAACTCTTTTAAATCTTGCATAAATCTGTATTATATATTTTCATTTGTATTATTATAACAAAAATTTAAATACAAGTCAAGAATTAAATTTAGTTTAGGTAAATTTCATCTAAAATATCTTTGAAGTGAGTTTCTAAGGTGTCTTTTACTTCTGCAAGGGAGAGTATCTCAACTAACCCTTCAAATAACGCCTTTGAGTTTTGGAAATCAAGAGCCATGGCTACGCCGTCCTTACTAGGCTTAAAATCTCCATCAAAGTCTAAATAGTATTTTCTAAGATGTAAATACTCTGTTCCTCTGAACTCATTAATTGTTAGTTTCACTTGCTCTGTACCATCAGCATTTTGTGAAATTAATTTTTCATACGCTTCGGGAGCGTCATATATATTCATCGCTTGTTCCTCAGTATTGCACTAAGGGGAACAATGCTTGTTACATTCATTGGTCTTAGTAACCTATATGAATCTGTATCCCAACAGAAAAGAAGAACTGTGTCTTTAGTTTCCTTGGCACGGTTCTTCTTGCTCTGAATATACTTATTATCGAAATTTAAAGTACAAACATTATACTTTAACTTTCTTGAGTTGGTACTTCTATAAGTGATAACTGCGTCACCGCACTTATCAACTTGACTTATAAAGTCTGCTTTTTTCACTAATATACTCCATTACTGTTAAGAAAACTCTTTCTTCGAGTAATGGTAGCTTATTAGTTATTGATTGCGTTGATCACACCTGCGAAGTAAACTGCGGCTTTGCCAGTTAGCTTGTCAATGATGTCAGCGTCAATTTCTTGACCCGCATCAGTTAAAGCACCCTTTAGGGTTTCCTGTGCATCTGCTTTGCTTACTCTAGCTGTACTACCACCTGTAGATGATGAAGTACTTCTAGCTGCAGGAGATTTCTTCACATAAACGCCAGCTTTTGTAAGAATCATTCTGACTCCATTAGGTGATTCACCTAACTCTTCAGCTATGTCTTTTACGATTTCCATTGATGTCTCTGGAGTTGCTTCTGCATCTGTGTACATTTCAACTGCCTGAGCTTTGGATTCATCTGTCCATGCCATTCTTCTTCTCCTTTTTGTACCTCGATAGCCAGGATATGTACCTAGTTTTTCGAGTTGTTGTTGATAAAATCTATCTCCCATATATAAATATTATACAGAAAAATAGACGCCATGTCAAGAACTGTTTTTTGATTATATATCAAATTCCCTTTGTAAATCCGCATACTTTATATATGCACGATATTTCTGTTCTGACTCTTCAGCAACCATCGATTGTAGCTGCTGTATGTTTTGCTTAAGGATAGCGATCTCCTTTTTTTGTTCACATAATAATACTCTTAATTCCTCTTCAAGCGTATTGTTTAACATAGTTAGTTTCCTATTTTTCCTAGATAATCTAGTTTTTCTTGAGCTGAGGCCGCCAGCTCTATTTGTTTATCGACTTCTGCTATGACATCTGAGTGTTCTCCGATTCCAGCAGGATTTTTTAAATAAATTTCTATGTTGGCGTCTGCTTCTGCTATCTGACCTTCATATTTTAATTTAAGTGCCTTTTTCATTATTGTTCTCATTTTTTCTCCATTACTGAATTTACATACCCTATACAAAATCTTTTACGAATATTATTATTAAATACTACTCTTGTTATAGGTATCGTTATTAATACTATCCCTATTGCAAATATTAATGCATGTAGGGTTCTATATTGAATTATTATACTATCAGGCTTATACTCCTTTATCATTCTAACACAGATAAAGTAAGTTCTGAAAAATAGCATAATAGATGTCGCGACATATCCTGCCGCTAGGACTATCCAAATGTCCATATTTTAGTTCCTTAAGCTGGTTGAATGTCAGCGCCGTACTTTTCTAAATGTTTCAAACTACCTAAATCATAGGCTAGTTGATGGGAGTTATACCCACCTACTTCTTGATACCCAAAGTTGGGAGTATCAAAGTTTGTTATTTCAATTACATAAACATGGTAACAATCTACGCCATATTTATCTTTATAATTTGTTTGTTTTGTATTTGGCATTACTTTTTTGATTATGCCTGGCAGGTCATATCTTGCACACCAAACTCTTTCTCCTACTTCAAAACTTTCAGAAACACACTCTTCTGGCAAAAAGCCTACTTTGTGTTTCGCACCTTGTTCTGTTTTAGGACGTTTTTCGGGTACTCCTACTTTATTAATTATGTTTTTAACAAATGTAGAAGAACGATACATGCTCTGTGCAATCTCTGACACAGGATGCTCGCTTAAATACCACTCAATAACTTGTTTTATTTCATCAGGAGTTGCTTTAGTTCCTTTTAGCTGAGACTTACGCTTAGCTCTATACTGCATAGTATCTGTATGCTCTTCTAGTATTCTATTAAGTCTAGTAGTATTATATGTAATATTAAGCATTTCGCATGCTTCTTTCTTCGTAATAGGACTACTACTATTTAGTGCTTCCCATACTCTCTGTAAATTTGTTTCATCTAGCTTTTCATACGATTTTGTTCTAACTCCGCGTGGCACTACTCTACTCCTTCTTGCATATGATCTTCAAATTCTCTGTGTTCATTTTGTTTTTCCTCTTCCATTTTACCTAATATCATTACTGTATAGTGTATAATTTTATAGAGGTCTTGTTCGTTTTTTCCTTCTTTCTTGCCAAATCTTTGAGCATATTTTAAAATATTCCCTATACAGAAACTTTCTCCATGCCCAGAATCAAAAGTAACTTCTGTTGTTTGAATGTTACCTTTGCCATAATGTTGATTATAAGTATTATCTATATAAGCTTTTACTTTATGTAATACTAAATCTTCATTAAATTTATTTTTCTCTGTACCCATACCACTTATCCTTAAGTTTGTCAGCTACATCATAATATGCATCTGTACTTGTTATAATTACTAATAAATACCACCAAAATACTAAAGAAAATGCCCACTTGAATAAATAAAAAGGTAATAAAAATATATCTATCACTTCATAACTCCCATTACCCAGTTTTCTGCGGCATCTTCTGCCCACGACTCACTTTTTCCTTTGTGTATTATGTCTTTTTGCCAAACACTACCACTACCACTATTCTCATAATGTCTAGTAGCCCATTCACCTTTTTGTGTTTTCCATACTTCTGCGGTACGTGTTTCATGTTGAAAAGTATGGTAGTGTTGTTTCATTAAAACCATTATATGTCTCCTTCTTGTCTGTTTTCAGACATTGCTACTTCAAATCCGTTAGGGTATCTACTCTCTAGCTTATTTATATTTTCTTCCATAACTTCTTGTGGAGTGTACCCTAACGCAGTGCAACCTTGAACCCAGTACCATAGTACATCGCCAAGCTCACGCATGAGGTGAAATCTTTCGTCTTCGTTAAATTCTTTTCCTTGAAATATGATTTTTTTGATTACTTCCGAAAACTCCCCTGATTCAGCTTGCATACCGATTGATGCTGTGATTAGCTGAGGGAACTCAATTCCGTGTTCGTCTTGTAGACTGTGTAATCTGCCTATTAAGGCTATTGTGTGTAGACTTTCGTCTGAGGTGGTGCTTCTAACGAATTTTGCATAGTCGTTAAATTGTTTTTGTTCTGTTTCTTCTGTCATTATGTCCTGTTAATGTAATAAATTATTGTGGTTATAGTATTGCCATAACCATTTGTCTATTTTTTCTTGACTCCAGTCTTTTGGGAAAAATACTGTGCATAAAGGTTTATCTCGTAATACGACTCTCATAGTCTGCTTCCTCCTCTAACCACCATTGGGGCTTGTCTCTGTACTTCCACTCTGCAAAGGTTGCTTTGTCTTTGTGATAGAATCGCCTATAAGCTTCGACTGCGTTATCTCCTTTGAGTTCGTCTGGCATAGCCTGAGCAAATGGCGTGAGTCCACCCCTTGGTAGAATGATGTCGGGTAATTTGAGTATGACATCATACACTGATTTATGTTCCTTTCCATACCTGTATCTGTATTCATCATTGAGTGCGAGCGCATAGCAGAAAAGCCACTCATAATTATCAAGACTAACCCTAGCCCAAATAGTACAAGGGTGGTTGTACATAGTAGGTAAGTAAGGAAAGTCTCTGACTTCATTTGTTTTAGCTTCTTTGATAATTTGCCATTCATGTGATTCTAGTTTTCTCGGTATGTGTCCTAAGTATTTTGTTATCCAATGATTTGTACACAACATCTGTGCAGCTTCTAAGGGCATTTTCACAATGTGTTTATCCACATGAGCTTCTGCACACTTGTCTATGTTTTCGTCAAGTATAAAAATATTCATAGTGTTATTATACTAAATTTTAAGTGCTGTGTCAAGTATTATTTTATGAGTTGTGAAAATTCAGTATACCCACCAATGTTTTTCCCGTCTAAAACTATTTGTGGAAAAGTTCTAGCTGTTGGAAACATTTGAAACATATCTTCTATTTCAAAATCTACTCCTAATTTTTTGATTGTCAACTCTGTCTTTTTTAGTTTTGCTAAGCCTATTGCTTTGTCGCAAAAGGGACAGTTATCTTTACTATAAATTACTATTTTCAATTAAATATTACTCCTATTAAATACATACATACAACCATAAAGGCTAGTGCTATAACTTGAACTACCGACATTATGGCAACTTGCCTCATTGGGTGTACTTTTTCTATGTTGTCTATTTTTTTAATTATTCTTTTTGTCCTGCGGTTGGGGCTTTGTGTGTTCCAGCATATAATCCAAACCAAGCTGCGCCTGCTCCGACTAATACTGATATTAAGCCTGATTGTTCTAAAGATGGCTCAGGTATATCCATAAACCAAAATGTTGCATAATAGAGAAGAAACATATAGATACTTAAAAATGCCCTTGGAAATATTCTCCAGCTATCAACGGTTTGTGCTAAAAACACTACCTTTTGATAAGGGTTTACATTACTTATATCTTCTAATTCTCTAATCCTGTCTTTGAGTTCGGACTTCTCCTGTAATAAAGCCATAAACTTGTTAAGATCTATCTCAACTTCGTTTCTGTCCATATCACCAGAAAATTGTCCTATGTTTTGTTGTCCATTTGACATTCTAACTCTCCCAGTTTTTTACGAAGATCGATTAACTCCTCTTCGTAACTTTGCCATAGTGAAGCACTGTTAGTTGCTTTTTGTTTTTCTTCTATTAAGTTTATGGCTATTCTTAAATTGTTTATTTCGACTGTCATTTGAAGTCCTTTATCCACTTGTGGATAGGGTCTTCCTTGTCGATAGGACTTACTTCAGTACTAAAAATCTTTTGAGTTTTGTACTTAAAGTGTCCCTCTTCTAATGCTTCAGGCAGCCAATCTTTGGGATCGCCATCTTCAACATCAGCGTCAAATATTATTTTTATTTCGTATGTCTGCGTTTTCATTGTGTTCCTTTAATTTTGTAAATGCTTCTGCGATATACTCATCTAGTGTCATGCCTCTTTGCAGAGCATGTGCATTCATTTTATCCCACATTTCTTGTCCTATAAAATAAGACTTACCTTCGTACTTAAGTTCCATGATGTCTTGCTTCTGCAAAGAGTTCTGCTTCAGATTCTCTTCTTCTTGCAAGACCTTCTAGCACTTGTCCATTTGCTTTGTTCCATCTTAATATTTGTTCTGGAACACCATCGTAGTCTCTACTGTTTAATACTTTTAGAAG